GGAGAAGGTCAACGACGGACTGGTCGGTGCCGTGCTGCTATCCGCGATGGTCTGTACAGCGCCCGCCGTGGGCGTATCTGCCCAGAGACGGAAGGGTGCCACGGGCGTGATGGTATCCGTGCCGCTGCCCGCCGTGGCGGACGTGCCAAGCAACGCCCGGCCCGCCGCCGGTACAGTCAGGCTGGTTGATGTCCGGCTTGAGTAGTAAACCAATTCCTTCGTCGTGCCGCCGCTGCTTCGGACGTGGCACCAGCCATAGGATGGCCAGTCCGCGAGACTGCCGGTTGTCGTGATGGTACCGCTGCCGGAGCCGCTGAGTTGCGCGGAGTCCGACGTGCGCTGCGTGCCGAGTTCAGCGGGCGCAAGCGTGATGCTGGTAATCGTGGCGTCGCTATGGTTGGCGATGTAGATGCAGCCGTAGGTGCTGCCACCTGCTTCTGTGATGTTTGCGCCGCCGATGGTGTTGTTGTACTGCCGGAACAAGTCTAGCGTCATGCTGCCGCCAAGGTTGTCCGCGTTATAGACGGAGTCTCGGTAGACGCGCACGGCCTTGCCCGCTGTGCCAGACTCCAGAAGGACGGCGGTATTCGCCGGGACGGATACCGCCGTGCCTTCCGTGTCGCCCGGTGCTGTATATGCAAGCGTGCTCGTAGAAGCAGCGCGGATAGTCGCAGTACCTTCGCCGCACTTCGGCGTAACATACTGCACGACGATAGGTCCCATCGGATTGCTAACATAATGCTCCATCGGACACAACTCGAAGTCCGCGCGAATGCCGCCCAGTCCTGCCGGGTCGCTCGCGTAGAATCCGAGTGCATCTGATTTGGTGCGTGCTGTTGCCATTATAAGAGGCGCTCCAGAATCAGCCGAACGACTTCAACGAAGCACACGAAGAATGGGAACACGCACGCGAAGGCGATGAAGGTCAGTGCCAGTTTGTTTCGGAATCTGATATCGTCGTCGTGCATGGTTATCCCGCCGCCACGGTTAGCAGGCCCGTGCCCGCGCTGTAGGTGTAGCTAACCGCAGGCGGCGCCGGGTTGCGCACCACCGCGTGCGTGATAGTCAGCGGCAGGCCCGCGTAGCCGCGTGAGTCATACGGCACCACGCGCCACTGTGGTGACGTGCCGTCCGTCTGCGGCTGCGACTCCCACGAGTAGTAGCCTATGCTGGATTCGCGCACCATGCCTTTCGCCGTCCACTCTGAATCGATATATTGCTGTATCTGGTAGTATGCCGCGTCCGATTGGCCACGCCACTGGAAGCGGACCATAGGCGAGTACTGCCGTGACTGCGCAATGGCCGTGTCGTTGGCGTCAAGTATCTCAATCGCGGGTAGCGGGTTGCTGGTGCCGTCCGTGGTCTGCGCGGTGTACGTCGTCGCCGTCGTGTTGTCCAGCACAAGCTGCCCGTCGCGCCACACGTCAAACGGCGCGGTACCAGTCCAATCGTATCGGACTGCGTATGTACCTACGCGGGTGGCTGTCGGTGTCACTGGCATCAGGCTTGGTCCGTGAGGTAGGGGGTGAGGTCAATAACGCAGACGCACTGGTTGGGCGTGATGTCGAGAACCAATGAATCGGTCGGGCTTGAGTAGGTACCTGCTGGCACGGTCGCCGATGCGTCGTAGTCCGTTGACAGTGATATGGTGACAAGCGAATCAAGCGGGATGTCGGTACCGATGTAGTAGACAAGCGAACCCGAATCCGTCGCCAGCGCCGTGCCGCCAGCACCGCCGAAACTCCAGTCGCAATCACTGTCGAAGTCATTGGACCAGCTAACGCGATACCACGTCGATTCTGCGTTGCCGGTAAAGCCGTATGAACTAAAATCGACTTCGACGTTTTGAGAGCCTACCGTTCGGCTGGCGTCAAACTCGGTGCCGTACAATAATGCTTCGTATCTATGTACGTTGACGTTAAAACCTTTATACTGCCCAGCCGAATACGTGTAAGCACCCAGCGCATCCCATGCATCCTGCGCCGTGTCGAGTTCGCCCGACGGCGGGTCTGCAATACCGGAACGATACGAACCAGAGAATTCCTCATTGACTGAATCAGACGTGGCGCCGGTCGATACGCTTTCGGTCTTCGCAATATAAAGCAGCAGGTCCAGCGCATCCTGCGCCACCTGAAACAATGACGCCTGAAATATGTTCACGTTCGCCAGCGTGGGCGACAGCGTCGCACCGATAGCCGTCTCTAGTGTGCCGGTCGTGTAGGATGTCAACGACGTGCCAGACTCCTTGAATGACGAAGCCATGGCGCGGATGGCGGTGTATATCCGGTCAATGTTCGTCTTGTAGTTCGCACTGGCTATCTGCAATCCAACCAAGTCCGTGATGGCAATGTCAGCCGCCTGCGTGCCGTCCGCTTTATACCACTGGGTTTTCGTGATGCCGAGGTATCCTTGCCTCTCGTTGATAGCGCGGCCCAATTCAAACATCCCATATTTGATAGAGCCGCTTGTGCCTATCGCGTAGGTGTTTGCATATGTCGGATACGTCCAAGCCATTCCGTTATTCCAAGTGGGTGAACGACACCCAGTCGTCTGTGGTGGGATGCCGCACAAAGCACGCGCCCTGAAGGGTGCCCGCCGTCACGCGACCAAGCGCAGTTGACACGATGCCGTCCGCCGCGTCGGGTAGTCCGGCCTTCGTCGTTGCCGTGTACCATATCGTCGGCCCGCTGCCACCCCCACCGCCCGCGCCGCGCGCACCAGCCGCCAGCCGCACGATGACGTTTTGCCCGTGCCGCTCCACCAGGATGCCGTCGCCGCCGCGCAGGTTTTGCAGCACCAGCGCCACGATCTTCCGCAGGTCGGCCGACGTGATGGCCTGCCCGTAGCCGGGTGCCTTCGTGCGCTGGTTTGGGTCTTTGTCGTACATCAGGTATTGCCAAACAGTGAGTTGAAATCTTTGGTGTAGTACCAATCAACGGTCTTGATGCCGGTGCCGTCCACCACGTCGTCCGGCACGTTGCCCGTCTGTGGGTCGCGAATCTTCGCCACGACGGCCCACGACTGCGGGTGAAATTCAAAGGTCCAATCAAACTCCCAGAGGTGCGCGCGGCCCAAGCCAATGTCGCGGCCTCGGAACGTGCAGCCTGAACACTTCCAGTAGTACGGCGGCGCGCCTGCCCAGAAAGTCGAGTTGACTTTGTTTGACCAGTCCAGTGAGATAATGTTCGGGTAGTCAACGTATAAACTGCCGGTCGCGGTCAGTGTGAGGTTTGACTCCGTGACGGATTCGTTGATGGCCGTCGTATACACCTGCCCGCGCAGTGCGGTGTCGGGGTAATCCGAGGGGTATGTCCATGACAACTGAATCCGGTTGCCCAGCCGGTCAACGTCGGTCTGGCGCTGCTGGATGCTGCTGCCGCCTGAGAAGACAAAGCTGTTCGCCCAGTCCGCCACGGTCTTGTAGTCAACGGTCACCATCGCCGCCGTGGGCGTGTCGCGTACCATCTCATAGGTCCGCTGGTGAACCTTGAGGTTCGTGTTGCCCGGCGCGCTGTCGCCGTGCTGCGGGATGCCGCTGGTAACGAACGCTTGTTGCTGTGGCGTGGGCAGGCCGGTGGCGGTCAGGCCGGTCACCATAAACACACGCGTCATGGAGACGACAACGCCTTCTTGCTCCACGACGTTTATTGTGTTGACTAAGTCTGCTACTACGGCCATGTGGTTATCCCGCGAATGCTATTTTGTTTTTGCCGGTGTTGGCTTCGATGTTGCGCAGGACTTGCAGCGCCGGGTCTTCGCGGTCCCTGGGCGCGCGCGCGCCGGGAGTCTGCTGCGCGATGGGCACCATGCCAGCCGCAATGTTGGCGTTGTATTCAGCGCCCGCCCGCCAGTTTGAGAAGCGCTGGCCCAGCGTGCCGCGTTCGGCTTTGCGGGTTTCTATTTCGGCCTTGCGCTTTTCATACTCAGCGTCAAGCCGTTGCTTCTCGTTGAATGCAGCGGCATGCGGACTTTCGCTTACGAATCCGCCTTGCTTCTCCAGTAGTGCCTGTGCCTGCTCGCGCCGGGCTTCGGGTATGCCTTGCAGTCGCCGGTCTGTCATTGCCTTGGTTCGTTTTTGTTCAAGGTCGCTGTTCGGGTCGTGGGCGTAAAGCGTGAGATAGAAATCATTCACTGCCTTCGTCGCCTTCATCCAAGCCAGTTCGATGTTTTCAATCTTGGTTAGCATGCTGTCAATAGTATCGACTACCGCACCGAACGCCATGTCTACCGCAGGCCCGACGCCGCCCATCTTCTCTACCCAATCTATTGTGTCTTGGGTAATCTGCTGTATGTAAGGCGATACGACTCGCGCCAACTGGTTGCCGACGCCTTCAAGCATCAAGCTCAACGTACCCATGGCGTCGCCCGCGTTGTCTATCTTGGTGACGTCCAACTGGCTGAGGTTGATGCCGAAGAATCCAAGCGTATTGGCAGCTTCATTGATCGCCTGCCCAGCATTCTCAAATAGCGATATAAGCGCGCCGCCCGACTTGCCGAAGATATCACGCGCCGCCGCTATTCGCTTCGATGGGTCTTCAATTTTATTGATAGCGTTCGCGATGGCCTCGAACTGCTGAGCGGGCGACATCTTTTCGAGGTCCGCAATACTCAGCCCGATACCCTCAAACGCCTTCACCGCCGCCTCGTTACCGCCGAACGCGGTGCCGAGTGTGTCTGACATTTTTGCGAATGCGGCGTTAAGCGCGCCCGCGTCCACCCCAGCCTGCCCGGCTGCAAACTGAATTGCGCGCAACTCGTTGTAGGTCAGGCCCAGCGCTTTGGCGAAGTCGTTGGTATCGCCAACGGCGTCGATGCTCTGCTTCGTGAGGTATGCCAGCCCAGCCGCCGCGCCGGTTACGGCCACGCCAAACGCAGTGAATCCACGAGTAGCGATGCTGCCGATGCTGGAGAACACGCCGCCCATGTAGCGCTGCATAGCCTTCGCTTCGCGGGTCAGCGACTTTAAAAGCCCCTGCGCTTTATTGATGCCCAACGACAAGCCCTTCGTGCTTGCCGTTATCATCACATTCAGTCTGGTGACCTTAGCCATTCTCTAACCTCGCGTTATGTCCGCGCGCGAACAAATCAAATAGCATTTCCATCTCCGCCGCCGTCTGTTTTTTCTTCGGCCCGAAGTCCGGCACAAAGTCCGATACCTTCAACGCCTTCTGGCCGCGCTGCCGGTTCACGTTGTACTGCGTCGCCGCAACGTATCCAGCGCGCAGGTCCGCGCGTTCGTCACCCCACGGGGCAATCTGATACGCGGCCATGTATTCAATTAAACGGGAGGCGGGCATCTCCTCCACCTCCCATATCCACTTGTCTAAGTGAGCGCCCACTGAATGCATGAACATGCGCAGCGGACTGTCTCTCAGTTTTTTACTTCTTGCTCCACAACGTCCGGCGAATCATCGGCCAATCCGTTCAGCCGCAGGCCCGCTTTCATAATCACATCAATGGCCTGTGAATTCAGGTTGGCAACGCGCTCGAACATGTTATCGCCGAACATGCGCTTGCCGTCCGCGTCCGACATGAAATACGCGCAGCACTCAGCCCGGAACAGCTTCACTTGGTCGCTGCCCGAGCCGATGCGGCCGCACATAACTTGGATTCGGTCAAGCTCCCGCGCGTTTACTTCGCGGATGAACACCGTGCCGCCAAGCGCGGGTACGTCGATCTCTTCCGTCTTGAACTTCGCGCCTGCTGCTAGGATTTCGTCTTTACTGAGTGACATGTTATTTCCTTCCGGGAATGGTTAATTGCGGGTGATAGCGCCTGAAATCTTGAACGTGCAGTTAGCAGTCATCTTGTCTTCAAGCGGGACGACAACGCCAAGCTCGGTCTGGAAGCACGAGAAGCTCCATGTGCTGGCGCTGCCTGCGAATGCGATGGTAACCGTCTCCGCCGCGCCGTTGGTGAGGATAGGCGGGACAAGTCCAGCCACCCACGCAATCTCCAGCCCGAGCGTGCCGTTGTCCACCAAGTCAGTCGGCATAAACGTATGGGCCGCTGACGTGCCCATGTGGCTGGTGTTGATGGACTCGCGGGTAATCCCGCTCACGTCCATGCTCAAGATGTCAGCACTGAATGAACTGGTGCCGAACGTGACTGTTGAACCTGTGCCGATATCTGTAGCCATTGACTAGGCCTCCTTATAGTGCATGCTGTAGGTTTGCGAAATTGCGTGAACCGGTCGCCCGGTCCCGTCTGCTAACTCAATTTGCGACTCGGCCATATCTTCAAGCCAGAGCCGCCGTATGTTGATGCCCGCCACCGTCGTGCGGTCGTTCACGGTATCAAGCGCGGTCTTTGCCGCCTCGGCTATTACGCCCAGTGCAAGCCGCTGCTGGCCGTAGAACGTGATGCCAATCCGCACGAGGTACAGGCCCGACGCACCAAGCAAGTGATGGTCGGGGTCCGTGCTCTCACGTCCGAACGCAGCATATGGAAACGCGGCATTCTGCGGCACGTAGCCCGGGTAGATGCGCGTTCCACACGCGGCGCTGACGGTGCCGTCGGATTCAAGCAGTTGCGCGATGGCTTGCTCCGGCTTCATCCGATAACCTCGTTCACTGCTTTCTTTAGTGCCACTTCATACGCGGCGCTGGATGCGTTACCGGCAGTCTGCAATGCGTCGCTGCGGATGTTCTCTGGCTGCGTGCCTGGGTGCAGGAAAAATGCCTTGCCGAAAAACCTTGCCATGTGCGGTTTCGTTCCAAGGTCAACCAAGTGAAACGTGAATCGCGGGTCGTGAACTCCGCGCGATCCTTCTTTGCCGCGATTGCGATTCTTCGCCGCACTGTACGGCGCCCGCACGCTGGGAGAATTCTTGATACCGATGACAGCCACCGCGACTTTCTGCCGCTTGTAGATTCGGACGTTGACGTGCAACGCCTTGGCCATGGTTTTCGATATCGGTTTCACCTCGGCGCGCATTGCCTTCAGTACAGGCTTCGCGCCAGCACGGCTAGCCTTGCCTAGCGTCTTGCGAATCATGGTCGTGTCTAGGTTGTGCAGGCTGCGCTGAAACTTCGCCATGCCGATGATGACGTTATCCTTGCGCTCGTTCCGCTGTCCTGCTGTTGACCTAAACACGCTCGTTGCACTCCAGTGTCAGCATCACGTCTTTCTCTTCGGCGTTCCGCATGCCCTGTATGTAGAATGTCCGTCCATCGTGGACGATTCGCATATTCTCTGTCACCGCGCTCGTGTGGCGGATAGTAATCTCGTGCGTGATACGCGCCACGTTCTGTTGTGCCTCGTATCCCTCCGCCGCCTTCATCGGAGCCACGCGGCCCCACACCGTCGTCACCGTGGACCACGTATCGACAGGCTGATTCAAATCGTCCTGCGCTTCCGACTTGCTCTGTATGGCAAGCCTATGGCGAAGTGAGCCCGCACGCATATATGTTCATCTCTCCGCGAAACGCGTTCATTCTGTCCAACCGCTGCGCGGCCATGGGTGTCTCCATCGCAGACACACCGATAATCAGCGCCTCGCGATTCTCGTACCAGTGGGCAGCCTTCATCCGTATCGACTGCTTAATCATTTCCGGCACAGTGCTGGCCGCGCCGTAGCCCGCGACGAAGCGAATCTCTACTGCGTTCCGCCGGTCGTATACGCTGGGCCATCCAGTACTGCGGTCGATATAGATGCGGCCGGGTTCCGTGCTTGTATCAACGTCGTAGTCGCCCGTGCTCAGCGTCTGCTGCGTGTTTGATAGGTCGTAGTACTTCACGTGCGTGACACTCTGCAGCGGCGGACGCGGTAGGTCGATATAGTCCGACCACGGAAAGCGGTCGAGGGTAAGCACCCACGTTGCCGTGCAAAGCTGGCGCCACAGGTATGACTCTGTGTCTTGTGTCGCCGCCGCGATATACGCCGCCACCTGCGCATCGTCATCGATCGTATCGATGTGCGAGTGCGCCTTGAGGTCCGCCGTTGTAATCGGATTCTCGGTGGCCGCTGTATAAAGCGCAAGTCCCATTACGGCGTCACGTCCTGCACGACAACCACGTTGAGCGTGGCCGCGCTGCCGCTTGAGTTCGTGGCATACGCAACCGTCACGTCGTTGGTCAGCGGGTTGCTGAACGGCGCGCCGGTACACCACTGCAGCGGAACGTTCGCCGCAAGCGTAATGGTATTGCCGCCGGTCGCCGCCGTGTGGTTGGTCTCGATGGTAAGCGCTGCCGTGCTGTGCATGTAGACGGCAACGACCTGCGACACGTCAATGCCGCCGAGGCTCAACACCTTGTCCGTGCTGCCGTTGCTGACTGCCACGTCGGAGATTCGCACCACACCTTCATCGCTCGGGCTGAGGGTCTTGCTCGTGCTCTTGGAAGAGCCGTTTTCTACAAACGACCACGATAGTGTTACTGGCATTTCTTGACTCCCGGAAGGGTTGAGAATTTGAAGGCGGGGGCGTCAGCGTCAGCCTTCACAACATCGAAGTGATGGGCGCCCACCAGCGCGCGGGTTTCGAGGTCCATCGTGCCGATGAAGGTCTTATAGATGACCGTGCCCGGCGCGTTGCCTTGGAATGTGTCCGCGTTCAGCTTGCCGTAGTGCTCAGCGCACTTTGCAAGGTCGGCCTTGGTAATGGTTGCTTCAACGACCATGACGGCCTCGGCGGCGCGGCTCTGGCTGCGGTTCAAGGAAGGCACTATGCACGAGGTCAACTTCTGGCTCAGGTTCCGTCTGCACCAGCACGTCGTCTTCGTCGTCGCTCATGCCGTCGATGGGCGCGGGTTCCGGCTCCGGCGCGGGTCCCGGCGCAGCCTGAGCAGCGGCCCATGCTGCGATATCTTCAGGCGTTGGTTTGCGTGGCCCGATGAATACCGGATGCCGCGTAATCCAGCCGCGCACCTGAAGCGATTCGCGGTTCAGGCCCTCGGGACAAATAAGCGCGCCGCGCTGGTAATCCGAAAACGGATTCAAAACTCGATACCACTTTTTCATTTCGCCTCCAGAGGCTTTCCGTAGCGCAAGTAGTCGCTACTCTTTTGGTAAATTGGGGTCAAGTCTTTTGCACTCGGCCATAGAATCATTTCGTCAACGTGTCCAATCGAAACACGGGGTGATACGTAAATCGTGTTGCCCTCTTCTCGCCACCGGCGCCAGAAATAAATATCAGGGTCCACCCGGTCCGCGCCCCATCGGCCCGTTCCATCCGGCACGCCAACCATCCACGGGTGTGGGAATGCGCGCAGTTTGTTTGGGCGAATCATGGTCAATCCGAAGTGCGTCGTTGCCGCAGGGAATGCGAGTTGGTCCAGCCAAGAGCGGGGTATAATTCCCTTCTGTTCAATTGTTGAGAACAGCGGAGTATCCATGCCGCGATGAGACTGGAGCGGGGATAGCGCGTCGATGTGCGGGTGTGTTTCCATGATGGCGTAGAGCGTGCGGATGTCTTCTACCGTGAATACGCTGTCATAGTCGAAGGTCAACACGTACTTGCATCCGGGATGGTTCGCCGCGCCTTCCATGGCCGGGCACAAGTGCTGATTCCAGAAGCAGCCGCCGGTCATGTGAACCTCGCCGCCGATCTCGTTCATCGCATCATATACCGACTTGTGGAAGATGGACGGGCCATAGCGCGCGCTCGGAATAATCCAGTGCAGCCCGTCGGCCTTCACGTCAACCGCGACAGGCTTCCGCGCCTGCAGATTCAGGCTGATGGAAAGCGAACTGCAATCGGCATTGTCACTTGCCCACTCGCGCACGTCTTCAAGCCCTAAAGCACAAAACAGTTCACAAAGAAACTGCTTCGTGAACGCAGTGCCGTGATGGTCGTTGTCGTCAACGTGTCCGCCCATCAAGTAGTGCTCGGCATGTTCAATTTGCCCGGCTGCGTGCCACTGACAAATCAAGTCGAAGTCAGGCACGGCAATCTTCAGTATGCCGCCGGGCTTCAGTACGCGTACCCATTCGCGGAGTACGTCTTCCACTTTGCGATGGC